TATGGCTACGGCTGTTTTGTGCTTTATGGCACTATATACGCTGCTTATGTTCATGCCGTTTGTATCAGACGAAAGGGTTAAGCTCCTTACAGACCTCTCAAATTTGTTATACTTGACGGGTGGGGGCATTGTGGGAGCTTATATGGCTGTATCCGTATGGCCGAAAAAGCAGTAAGAAGATACGGTGAAAGAAAGTTTAAAAGGCATGATATTCGCTGGGCAAAGGAACACAAGATATATCAGTCTACAGAATGCAAGTCTTGTGGTGCTAAAACATCAGGCTTTTCTAAAGATGATGGGGAGACTTGGTATTGTTCAAGTTGCATAACAAATGTTTGAACATTTGTTTTTATTGTTTGTATTTACGGGTTTAGAGCCTAATAAGAAGTTAGAGAGTCAAGATATGTATTTTAGGAATTTGCATGAATGCACATATTTTGCTAAAGAATTGCATAAACAGGGCGAGACAATTACAGCATATTGCTTGCCAAAATATGTAAACATTGAAGCTGTAAAGGTATACTGATATGTTACAAGCATTGATAGGCCCAGTATCAGGGCTTTTAGATAAATTTATTGAAGATAAAGATCAGAAGAATGCCCTCGCCCACGAAATCGCCACGCTCGCAGAAAAACAAGCGCACGAAGCAGCCCTCGCACAAGTCGAGGTCAACAAAGCAGAAGCGCAACACCGTTCCATCTTTGTATCTGGATGGCGTCCCTTCATCGGCTGGACCTGTGGCACAGCGCTGGCATACCACTTTGTCCTTGCTCCGATTATTTTGTTCGCAACAGCGTATGCTGGTGTTGAAGTTCCTGAACTACCTAGTTTTGACATGGAGACGTTGACCACGATTTTACTTGGAATGCTGGGATTGGGTGGCTTACGCAGTTTTGAAAAGTTAAAAGGTTTAACAAAATAAGGATTGCATATAAAAAGGTGTTACAATATATTCTAATATATGGATGGCATTTTAATTACCAATCATATCTTAAAACTCATCAATGATAAGAGAAATCAGATATCTGAATTACTTATCTCAAACGGAGTTAAAGATATGCTACATTATAGGCATTTGATGGGTAACATTGAAGGTCTAGAATTTTTAGAACAGGAACTCAAGAGCCTGCTAGATAAACAGGAGTTACAAGATGAATAAAACAGCCACGGCAGAAAAGACGGAGGCTCTGTCTACGCCTTGGGTTAATCCCAAGGAGAGGGTATTAGACCCAACACTCATAGATAAATCTTTAAAAGAAAGAATTCCTTCACCAACAGGTTGGAGAATTGTTGTTTTGCCCTACAAAGGCAAGTCAAAAACTTCTGGAGGAGTTTATATTCCAGATCAAGTTATTGAAACAAACGAAATTTCAACAACAGTTGGGTATGTTTTAAAATTAGGACCTTTAGCTTATCAAGATATGCAAAAGTTTCCCACAGGCTCTTGGTGCAAAGAGGGTGATTGGATTATGTTTGCAAGATATGCAGGGTCAAGATTTAAAATTGAAGGTGGAGAAGTAAGGATACTCAACGATGATGAGATTCTTGCTACTATTTTAGACCCAGAAGATGTTATCAGTATATGAGGATTCAATGAATAATTTACAAAAAGAAGAAGAAACACAAGAGGTTGAAGTAGAGGTTCAACAAGAAGATTTATTCAAAGAAGAGCCTCGTGTGGAATCTACGGAAGTTTCGGTTGAAAGTCCACAAACAGAGCAACGTCAACACGTAAGTGATTCAAAACAGAGAATTGATAGACTTACTAAAAAAATGCGAGAAGCAGAGCGTAGAGAGCAAGATGCAATCGCTTTTGCTCAAGCAAAAATGGCAGAAAATGACGATCTTAAAGTTAAATTAACTGGTTTAGACAAAGATTATGTTTCTGAATATGGTCAACGTGTTGATAGTGATATTGCCTCTGTGAAAGAATCTTTAAGAAAAGCAATGTCCATTGGCGATACTGATGCAGTTGTTGATGCTCAAGAAAAAATAGCTAGTTTGATGGTTGCAAAGGAAAGAGCAACACAGGCTAAAGTAAAAATTGATAGAGAAGAAAACTCTCAACCTCAAGAAACTGATCCACAACCGCAGTCACAGCCACAAACAGCTACTCCTCAACAAAAACCAGACCCAAAAGCAGAAGCATGGGCGCAGAAAAACGAATGGTTTGGTACAGATGAGGCTATGACATACGCTGCTTTTGGGATACACAAAAAATTAGTGGAGACAGAAGGGTTTGACCCAAGGACAGATGAGTACTATAATGAATTAGACAAGCAACTTGTGGAAACTTTTCCAACAAAGCTTGGCACAAACAGTCAGAGGCAATCTAGGCCCGTTCAGACGGTTGCTTCAGCATCAAGGACTGCAAACTCTGGACGCAAAACCACGGTCAGATTGACCACCTCTCAGGTAGCTATGGCTAAGAAATTAGGCGTGCCACTTGAGGAATATGCTAAGTACGTTAAGGAGTAGCGAAGAATGGCTGAAATTGAAGTAACAAAAACCGAAGTATCGGATGTTAGTCGTGACTCTCGTGCTAGTAAGACAAGGGAGAAAGAGACAAGACGAAGACCTTGGACTCCCCCGTCTATGCTAGACGCACCACCTGCGCCACAAGGATTTAAACATCGTTGGATCAGAGCCGAAGTTCGTGGATTTGATGACAGAAAAAATATTTCTGCTCGTCTACGCGAAGGATACGAACTTGTCAGATCAGATGAATATCCAGATTTTGAGGCCCCAGTAATTGATTCAGGTAAATATGCTGGTGTGTTTGGAGTTGGCGGATTAGTTCTCGCCAGAATACCATTAGAGACTGTTGAAGAAAGAACTGAGTATTTTAATCAAAGAACTCAAGACCAAATGAATGCAGTTGACCATGATATGATGCGAGAAAATTCTCACTCTACCATGACGATTAATAAACCTGATCGTCAATCTCGTGTAACCTTTGGTGGTTCTAAACAGAACCAATGATTGGAGTAAAAAATGGCAAACCAAGATACTTCTTTTGGTTTACGCCCAATCGGACTTAACGGTGCAGGTGCAAATACTACTGGTGTGACTCAATATGAAATCGCAACAAATAATACTAATGCGATTTTTCAATACTCTCCTGTAATTCCTTTATCTACGGGGTTTATTGATATTGTTGGAAACGCAAATGGTGGTACAGTACCTGCATTGGGTGTCTTTATGGGTGTAGAATATGTGGATAGTTCTTCAAAAAAGACTGTCTTCAAAAATTATTGGCCTGGTTCCAATAATGTCAGCGTGGATACTAATTTCCCTGTGAAGGCTTTAGTAGCTGATAACCCTAGTCAGTTGTTTATGGTAGCAGCAGATGAAACTGTCACAGATCGCGCAACTGCGATTGCTGATATTTTTGCAAACTGTCAACTAGCAACAGCAACATCTGGGTCAACATCCACTGGTCGTTCAACTGCACAACTTGATATCTCAACAGCAGCTACTACAGCGACCTTTCTGATGAGAATACAAGGTTTAACAACAGATGTAGCGAATTTAGAGTATGCTTCAGCTGGAGTTAATTTTATTGTTCGGTTTAACATTCATCACAATGCGCCTGTAGCAGCTTCGGCTTCACAGACCACATCGTTGTCAACTGGTATATAAGGAGATTAGTCAATGGCTATTTCTAGAGCACAACTAGCAAAAGAGCTAGAACCAGGTTTGAACGCATTGTTCGGTCTGGAATACGACAGGTACGAAAATGAGCATTCTGAAATTTTTACAGAAGAAGCTTCTGATCGTGCTTTTGAAGAAGAGGTAATGTTGGGCGGGTTTTCAACAGCACCTGTAAAATCAGAGGGTGGAGCAATCCAGTTTGATGATGCACAAGAGACATATACTGCCCGGTACACACATGAAACTATTGCTTTGGCTTTTTCCATAACAGAAGAAGCTATAGAAGATAATTTGTACGACCGTTTAGCTTCTCGTTATACGAAAGCTCTTGCTCGTTCAATGGCACAAACAAAGCAAATTAAAGCAGCGTCAATTTTAAACAATGCCTTTAGCACAGGCTCACCAATAGGTGACGGTGCAGCTTTGTGTTCAGCGTCACACCCTTCTCTTTCTGGTAATCAATCCAACGTTTTATCTGTAGCTTCGGATTTAAACGAAACATCTTTAGAGCAAATGTTGATTGATATTGCAGGAATTACTGATGAGAGAGGTTTGAAAGTAGCAATTCGTGGCATGAAACTAGTTATTCCAAAAGAATTACAGTTTATTGCTGAGAGAGTGTTAAACTCAAATCTTCGTGTTGGTACATCCGACAATGACCCAAATGCAATTCGTAATATGGGTATGTTGCCTCAAGGAGCAGTTGTAAATCACTTTTTAACCGATACAGATGCATTTTTCATTATGACAGATGCACCTAATGGCTTCAAAATGTTTAATCGCGCTGCTATAAAAACAGCTATGGAAGGTGATTTTGACACTGGAAATATGCGTTTTAAAGCTCGTGAGCGTTACAGCTTCGGTGTTTCCGATTGGAGAAGCGTGTTTGCAACACCTGGAGCATAAAAATCTTTCCTCCGAAAGACAAGGGCGACTTTGCAGTCGCCCTTTTTTATTGTATAGTAATTTAAACCTTGACTGCAATTAAGCAGACACTGGCCACGACAAGGAGATTAATATGGCTAATTCAACTTTCAGCGGTCCCGTCCGTTCAGAAAACGGTTTCAAAACAATTATTAAAAACTCATCTACAGGTGCTCTTACTAATGAGATGACTATGTCTACCTACAGCACCTCTATTACAATTGCGGCTTCTGGCACTGATCATAAAGAATCATCAGTAGGCATTCCATCAAATTTTATTCCAATGGGCGTAGCTATTACAGTAACTAGTGCTGCAGCTAATGCTGTTAACATTAACGATATAGGAACTGATGCAGATACTGATGGATTCGTTGATGGAATAAGCGTGGCAATTAATTCTACGGGCTTTAAAGGATTTTTCCCCTGTAATGGTGTTTTAGGTATGTCTGGTGGAACGACTACTGCAGCAACCGAAACAGCGGATGAGGTTGAGCTTGTAATCTCTGGTACAGCTGGTGCAGGGGGAGTTGTTGCTTTAAAATTCTTTGGCATATCTTCTGATTCACCAACCGCTTAATAGGAGACAAAAATGGCAGGCTCAGATGTAAGATCCAAAAGGATTACAGGCACGGGTTCGCTCGCAGTTGGTCCTGCACGGATACGTCAAATACAGCTTAAAACAGCCTCTGGAACACCGCGATTAACTATTACAGACGCGAGTGGAGGTGCAACTGTTCTTGATTTAGACTTTAACGCTTCTGATACTCATTCTGTTAATATTCCTGCAGAGGGTATAAAGGTATCGGACATATTTGTGTCAGCGTTGACTAATATTACGGCTGCAACTGTATTCTTTAATTAGGTTTAGATATGGCAAAACGTAAACCAGATACGATGCCAAAAAGAAATAAGAAAAATTTCCGTCCCACTAAATCTGGGGCGGGAATGACAAAAGCAGGAGTGGCTGCTTATCGAAGAGCAAATCCTGGGTCAAAATTAAAAACGGCTGTCACAGGAAAAGTAAAACCAGGTAGCAAAGACGCTAAACGTAGGAAGTCATTTTGTGCTCGTTCCGCAGGACAAATGAAAAAATTTCCGAAAGCTGCTAAAGATCCAAATAGTCGTTTAAGACAAGCAAGAAAAAGGTGGAAGTGTTGATGAAAGCAGAGGATGTTTTAAAACAACTTGAAAGACACGAAGAAGAGTGTAACAGAAGATATGCGGATATTCAGGAAAAATTAAAAAATCTTGATAACCGAATGTGGGCTGTTATGGTATTGATAGTATTAGCTGCGGGTTTAGAACAACTTCTATGACAATTACGAGGGCAAATATGGGACATTCAATTTCAAGAGTTAGAACAGGACCAAAACCTGCAAAATTAGAAGTAACTTATATGCGAAAAGGTGGCAAAGCCTCAAAAAAAAGTAAGGGTTCAAAGATTTGCCCTGCTGGAAAAGCTTGGGCAAAAAGAACTTTTGATACATACCCAAGTGCATATGCAAATTTAGCTGCTTCAAAATACTGCAAAGACCCTAATTATGCAAAGGGTGCAAAAGGTAAAAAATAATGGGCGAACTTAAAAAGTGGCTTAAACAAGATTGGGTAAGGATAGGAACAGATGGGTCGATCAAAGGGAAGTGTGGGACGTCCAAGGACAAAAAAAATCCAGACAGATGTCTCCCAAGAGCAAAAGCCAACAGCCTCAGTAAATCAGAAAGGGCTTCTACCGCTCGTAAGAAAAAGCGTGAGGGTTCTAAAGGAAAAACTGTTGTCTCTAATACCAAAGAGTCAAAAGTAACAAATTTAGCCAATGGGGGTCGTGTGAAAAGACCTTTTAAAGGTAAAAAAGTGTCGGGTACTGCCGTTGCAAGAGGCTGTGGACAAGTGATGTCAAACAGGCGAAAGAGAACAAAAGGTTCGGTGGTACAGTTTTGAGGTAATTATGTTACCAAATTTTGAACTAGAACAATCAATAATTTCTGAAACGCAAGCATGGTCAAAAACAGCTTTAGAGGTTGCTAATGAACATTTCAATGGTTTGCCTCCATGTCCTTTTGCTAAAAAAGCATGGTTAGATGATAAGGTAGGGTTTTGTTTTAAATATGAAAACCATTGGCAAGATCTGTTTTCTTTAATTTCACAATGGGACGATTCAAAAGATGTCATTATTCTAATCGATTTTTGTTTTCTTCCTTTAAATGAAATGGATCGGTATTTAAATTTGTTAAACAAAGCTATTTCGGACGGTATTTTTATTAATAAAGATATGTTTTTGATGGGTTTTCATCCTGATGATGACGATAATGAACTATTAGAGGAGGCTGACTTTGATTCGACCATAGACGTTCCGTATGCTATGATTTTCTTACAACGATTAAGTAAGTTGCAAGAAGCATCAAATACACTTAGAATAAAAGGGTATTATAATTATGCAGAAAATTATTATAATGGCTCAAAACTTTACGAAAACAGAAAAACTCTTTTTAGGAGATTAAAAAATGGTAATGAAAAAAGTTAAAAAAATGATGGGTGGGGGTGCAGCAAAAAAACGAATGAAAAAAGCTCCCACAATGATGCGCGGAGGTGGAATGGCTAATGGCAAAAAACCACCAATGATGATGCGCGGAGGTGGTGCAGCAAAAAAACGAATGGCAAAAAAGAAGAAAAAATAAATGACCTTATCGAGTTCCACTGATTTTGAATTAGCGGTTGATGATTACATCGAAGAGGCTTTTGAACGTTGTGGTTTAGAAGTCAGAACGGGGTATGACCTTAAAAGTGCAAAAAGATCTCTTAACCTTTTATTTGCAGATTGGGCAAATAGGGGTTTAAATCAGTGGACTATCTCTCAACTTACACTTTCGTTGACTCAAGGAACTAATGCTTATAATTTAGGCGCAGATGTAATTGATATTTTATCGGTTGTAGTAAGACGAAGTGATGTTGATTTTACGTTAGAGCGTGTGAGTAGAGCCGAGTATTTGAACATTCCGACAAAGAGTACACAAGGAAGACCAAGTCAATTTTTCTTAGATAGACAAATTACACCTTCTTTAAAATTATATCCCACTCCTGAAAATAGTTCAGACACCATAGTTTACAACGCTTTAACAAGAATCCAAGATGCTGACACTATGCAAAATACTATTGAAGTTCCTTTTAGGTTTTACCCCTGTTTAGCTGCGGGCTTGGCTTATTATCTTTCTATTAAAAGAGCACCCGATAGAATACAAGCTTTAAAAGCCATATATGAAGAGGAGTTTGAAAGAGCAAGTATAGAAGATAGAGATCGTTCCTCTTTTAGTGTTACCCCACAATATCAATATTTAAGAGTAAACTAATGTCAAGCTTTGCATCAGGAAAAAAAGCTTATTTTATTTCTGATAGATCAGGATTTAGATATCCTTATAAAGATATGAGAAGAGAGTGGAATGGGTCTGTAGTTGGCCCAGACGAATTTGAACCAAAACATCCACAATTAGGGCCATTTAGAAAAGTTGGGGATTCTCAAGCTTTAAAAGATGCAAGACCCGAACCAGAAGAACCTACTGCATTTATAGTATTCTCTACCACAGGGAAAGACATTATTCCTTCTTCTATAAATGATTTAACTGTTTTAAATACTAGCGTTGGAACTGTTACAGTATCTACTTCAGAAACCTCTAGTTCTTCTGTTACTGTAACTCCTACAGGTGTATCAGCCTCTGCCCAGCTTGGGTTTGTTGCCCAGAATGGTGTTTCTGGAGCTACTTCTCTTGGTTCAGTTACAGTGTATCAGTTGTTTGCTGTTACAGTTGTGAATGATGGAGGTAATAAATACTTCTTAGATGGGTCTAATCAAACAGGTTCTGCATTAACCTTGACAGAAGGTTCGACCTATCGTTTTGACCAGAGTCATAGTTCTAATTCAGGTCATCCATTAAGATTTTCTACTACTTCTAATGGAACACACGGAGGTGGTAGCGAATACACAACAGGAGTCACCACGGCTGGGACTCCAGGAAATTCAGGAGCCTATACGCAAATTACAGTTGCTGTTGGTGCGCCAACCTTATATTACTATTGTACAAATCATAGCGGCATGGGCGGTCAGGCGAATACACCATGAGTTACACTAATACAACCCTAACACAAGCGATCAAAGACTACACAGAGAATGACGAAACTACGTTCACAACAAATATACCTAACTTTATAAAAAACGCGGAAGAGCGAATCTTAAAACTTGTTGAGTTAGATTACTTCAGAAAGAATGTAACAGGAACGCTGACTAACGGAAATAAGTTTCTTGCTGTTCCAACAGATTATTTAGGTTCAATTGCAATATCTATCATTAACTCAAATGAACATGATTTTCTGTTATTCAAGGATGTAAATTTTGTTCAACAATATGCGCCAAACCCAAACACTACAGGCATACCGAAATACTATGCTCTCTTTGATATCAATAATTTTATTATTAGTCCTACTCCTAATAGTAATTATTCTATTGAGCTACATTATTACTATAGACCCGTATCAATAACAGCATCTGGAGACGGTACAACTTGGTTAGGTACAAATGCACCTGATGCTTTGTTATATGGAAGTTTATATGAATCTTACGTATTTATGAAGGGAGATGCAGATATTTTGCAAATGTATACGGATAGATTTAATGAGGCCATCATACGGTTAAAAAATTATGGGGAAGGTTTTGAAAATACAGATGCGTATAGAACAGGTCTACGCAGAGTTCAAAAAACATAAGGAATATATATGCTTGATTTATCAACAGGAACAGTTGGAAATGTAAATGTAATGACTTCTGACCAAGGTGGTCATTCAACAGAACAGTTGACTGAATTAGCTCTTGATAAGCTAATAACCATATCAGATAGAGCGCATCCTGCTATACAAGCGCAAGCCAGAGCTTTTAAGGATAATGCGGCAAGAATTATGTATCATTACATTACATTGGCAAGAAAGGAAGAACGTGCTACTATCGTTCAAGTGTTGGCTAATAACGGTCACAAAGATTTGGCTGAAATAATAAGGAGATTATAATGGCCCCAACTCAAGCAATGTGTAGTTCTTTTAAACAAGAATTACTGCAAGGATTACATAATTTTACAGCAAGTAGTGGTAATGCTTTTAAAATGTCTTTACACACTAGTTCCACTAACATTGGTGCGTCAACAACTGCATATGCAAGTAGTGGTATAGCTGAAGTGGCAAACGGAAACGGATATACATCAGGAGGAATTGCTTTAACAGAAGTTACTCCTACTTTAGATGGAACAACTGCTATAGCAGATTTTGGAGATGCTTCGTTTTCTAATGCTACAATTACGGCTCGTGGTGCATTAATTTATAATGACACTAATGCAGATAGGGCTGTTGCAGTATTAGATTTTGGTGCTGATAAAACATCTACATCAGGTACTTTTACTATTCAGTTTCCAACAGCGGATGCAAGTAACGCAATCATTCGTATTGCATAGGTGACAATGTGGCTCTCGTACTTGCCGATAGGGTCAAGGAAACCTCCACCACAACGGGTACTGGCACGTATACTCTTGCTGGTGCTGTTAGTGGTTTTGAGTCTTTCGGGTCTATCGGTAATGGTAACACTACCTATTATGCTTGTACTCTTGGTTCTGATTTTGAAGTCGGCATAGGCACGTACACCTCTTCTGGCACTACATTAGCCCGAACTACTATCCTACAATCTAGTAACTCTGATAACGCTGTTGATTGGGGTGCTGGTACAAAAACACTGTTCTGCACTCAGCCAGCAGAGAAAGCGGTGTTTTTAAACGCCTCTGATAATATAGAACTTGCTGATAATTCTCGATTGCGATTTGGCAATAGTGGTAGTTCGGATTTACAAATTTGGCATGACGGCACTAATTCAAACATTGTAAATGGAACTGGTTCACTAGTTATTGCTGACACATCAGGGGATGTAAAAATACAAGGTAAGTATGGTGAGCAAAGTATAATTGCTAACAATGATGGCTCTGTAGAATTATATCACGATAACAGCAAGAAGCTGGAAACCACATCAAGCGGTGTAACCATAACAGGGACATTAGAGGCTAATGCTCATCGATTTGGCGATACGCACGTAAAAAGAATATCGGTAGATTACACTGGTGGTGGTGATTATCTTGTAGATAATGAGTTTCAAGAAATTTTATCTATAACACCAGATGGTAATTCAGAAAATTATTCTGTTGTTGGTAGAATTATGGCTACTAGTGGGGCTAATGTACATACATTAGATATAAACGTAGCATTACGTTCTAATACTCTGCCTGATTTGTCTTACTCAGGTTCATACATATCTACAATCACTGGCACAATAGAATATCTCACACCAAGATTGTGGGTTAAAGAAACATCAACAGCTTCTTTTAAACTTGTTATTGAAGTAAACGCACAGATTTACGGTAGACTTAATGCAGACGTAGAAATTATAGCTCGTAATGAATCTGATTTAGATAATATTACTGTAAATACTACTGAAGATAGCGAAGTGACTTCTGTAACTACAGGGTTTACACAATATAGCGTTACAAAAGTGTATGAAACAGATGATGGTGCTTTTGCTTTTACTGATGATGTTTCTTTAACAGGAGCAAGTTATAACGTACTTTGGGACAAATCGGCAAATGCATTAGAGTTTGCAGATAATGCCAAATCAATTTTTGGTACTGGTAATGATTTGCAGATATATCACGATGGTTCAAACAGCTATATTTCAGAAACAGGCACTGGTCATTTAATAATCAATTCAACAGGGAGTAATTTATACCTAAGAACAAATACTACAGAGAATAGTATCGTAGGAATAAACAATGGAGCAGTAGAGCTATATCACGATAACAGCAAGAAGCTAGAGACAACATCCACTGGTGCGACAATCACAGGCACGTTAGTAGCCGATGGTATAAGTGTTGGAGATAATGAAAATATATCTGTAGGTGCAGGGAACGACCTACGCATATTCCATGATGGCACAAACTCTAGGATTTACGGAACAACTGGTGATACAAATATAGGTCAAAACACTTTTGGTGCAGTCAAACTTACTGCTGATAATGACCAAGAAAATATGCTTGTTGCAAATGTATCT